CTTTGACGCTGCACTAGCATATCTATTTCGTTCTTGCTTGGTGTCGTGCTGTTCTCGCTTTGGTGTCTATAGATGCCGCCGTTGGCAATTTCGTACCCGTGAAACATGTAAAAGTCAGCAGCCGCTAAATGACACAGCACAGGCTGAATGTAGTTTACAAGCAGAGCGTTGTAATCAGCAGGCAAGTTGCTATTCTCTATGCCATCTAGAATCCTGTTGTATAGGTCAGTGCCCAAGATGTCCTGTATATGGATATCCTGTGCGCTCTTGATAAACGGGGTTATCTTGTCGGTATCGACATTCCCGTTTATTGGAGTGAGTTTCAATATGTCTGCCCGTGTTACTAGGAGTACTTGTGCCATCTTAATTTAGTTTTCCTTTACTTGGTGTATCAATAGGCTTAGTTGCCACTTGTGTAGGGTTCTTTGGCAGTGGTGCTCCCTTAGATACTGCCTCACTTACGCTTGATGGGCGCTCGTTCTCAAGACCTGCCGTTTCACTCTTAGGTAAGAATTGGCCACCATCGCCTCTTTTACGGAAATACACTTTGCGCGTCCAATAGTGATGGCAATATGCGCCGCCTTTCCATAGCCATATGCTGTACGTAGAGCGTCCCTTTGGAGCAAATTGGCCGTTTACGCCTTGGTCCCCCATTTGTAAGATGTCCTCTTTACGATAAACCACCCCTGATCTAGCCGCATTGACCATTCTAGAGCAAAATTCACGTGAGTTGCTGCTGTCTCTCTTTGGAGCATAAGCGTAGCGCACCTTAAAAAGCCCTCTATCTTGTGAACTCTTGTCCTGTGGCTCTGCATATTGCTTATAGAAGTTATAGCGCTTATCGTCCTCGTCATAATCGGTAACAGGCACTTCTTCCATGAGTTGCCATTCGTTCTCATCTATGACCTCACCCTTATCTGCTAGGTAATCTAGCCACGCGTGAGCATCGTCATCGTGCAGGTCTTGGCTGCTCAATGTAACGCCCGTCTCTTTTTCGCGTGTCTCTTGGTCTACGGCATTATTATTTAGATCAGTAAACTCTAAAGGCTGTAGTGTTTTGAAGTAAAGGTCAATTGACACCCCGTTGTAAGCAAGTACATCATCAAGAGCATCTAATATGATGCGTTGGAAAGGTCTAATAACGATATTATCAAACAGCGTAGAAGCCGTTCTAAGCTCGTCAGCGTTATTCCCTAGTCCTGTTTGGTCTTTGATACCTAAAAGCATAGGAGAAGTGATTCTATGAGCTACCATGACCTTTCTCATGCACTCTGCGCTTAGGAACTCGTATTGGCTTGACGCTTCACTTAACTGAACAGGCTCTAAAGAGGCGCTGCTGTCTCGGCTGTCATTAAAGGCTAGAATAAATCGACCTGAGTTACTGCTTCCTGTAAACTTGCGAGTGATGTCACGCTCGATCTCGTCCTGTTCTTCCTCAGGTGGGATGCCGTTATGGAAGTTAATCAACATGCTAGGCGCTAACCCGTTCTTGATGTTGTTCAAATGGTAATTAGCTACCTCTTGTTCTAGTTCTGCATATTGAAGCCCTCCTTGGTAGTCTACAGGGCTGAAGTAATGGTTACCTGTGGAATAGGGCTTCATGCAGTAGATGCTTTCCGTAGCGTTGTCATCGTACCCAAAGGCAGCAACGCGGACAGGCTCAAAACCTTTTTCCTTGTAACGCGTCCAATCAGGGCTGTACCAATACGCCTCTACCTCGCCCTCCTTATTTGCTTTCTCAGGACGTAGCGTTTGAATAGGCCAATGTTTGACCATCGCGTACTTCTTGCGATTCTTAGACTTTATCAATTGGAACGAAGCCTGACCTAGCATCTTAAGGTCTAAGGATATCTTGCGTAGGCAGTCGTCTCTAAATAGCTTTTTAGTCTCGAGGTATCCTTGCAGGTTTCGGTCTGCTTTTACAGCCTCTAGACCCTCTCCAAAGATTAGGTCAGCAATGCCCTTGACAGCCGCATTATTGGTAGGACTGCCATGATACAAGTCTATCAAGTATTGATAGTAGTTATTGTCAGCGCCGTACTCTACCCAATCCTCTTGTTTATTCTCTACGATCTTAGGGCTTGTGTAGCTATTGAGTTGTAAGAACCTCATAATGTCAAATACGTGTTATCATTAGCGCTTGGAAGCGTGTTGTATTCATAATAAATCGAGAATATCTCAGGGTTTTGGTCTTGGTCATAGCTAAAGGCTACCCCCCTGAACACCTCATAATTTACGGCGCTTATTTCCTTATAGACGTGAATAGTGTACCATCTTTGGTCGGTAGCGGAAAACGTGAAGTCTAGTGTTAGCGCTCTATTGCTTTCCGTGGCTGTAAGACTTGTAATTGTCACAGACGTGCCTGTCTGTTGGTCTACAACCTTCACACTATAGGTTCCTGCGCCTTCCTTGTATCTAGGAAAGCACTTAAAACTTTGATCTGTGCTGTTTGCTTTTAAAGTGATCATACCAATATAACGCAGAGCCTTTCATATGTCATAAAAAAAGGGGTAACTCTCGCTACCCCCGTTTTAAAAACCAATAAACCTAAGCTACTCTTAAGTAGGTTCAATATACAAATAATTTTTAAAAACTAAAATCATAGTATTCGTCCATGTACCCAAAAACGATATTCATAGGGTACCACTTGTTTTTGTTCCATGCGTCTTTGCCCTGTGATCTCCACTTTCCCCATTTAAAACGCAGTTCTGTGGTGTGGCCTGTGCGCTCGTATCTGTAGTCCTGCGCTTCACACATGCCCCTATCGTCCGTGCGTATGGCTCTAGCCTTTTCAATAACGCACATCTTGCCATCCTCGGACACCTCGTTCACAAAGTATGCGTGTCGATCAGTCCACATCAATTCTGTGGCACCCTTACCCACTACGGGAGGGGTTGGGTTGTTACTCTGCAAATGGTTCATTAACGAACCTGTTTCTGTACCTAGTTTCATATTGCTTGTTTTTAGGCGTTAGTATCAAAATTAAATAACTGCGGCTGCCCGTCACGGGGTGCGCTTTTAGCGTTGCGTGCTTTTACCATAACCTTAGCGGCCTCTATAATGGCCTCAGGCGTTAGGTGTTCATCTTCCTGCACCTTGTTGTAGAGTACAGCGTAGGCTAGCGATGTAATGTTGTTCAGTGGGCCAAACTCGTCAACCAAGTCACTCCAATCATGTGGGGCTAAATCTAAGGCGATGGCCCAACAATCGGCGTAATATATACACTCGTTCTCAATTACTTGGTTTACCAAGTCATAAACGATATCCTCATCTAGGCTGCCTTGGTGCTCTAGTTCAAAACTTACATGCTCGATAACATGTCTACGAAAATCCGAATAGTAAAAAGTTGCTTTCATTGTATTGCTTGTTTTAATTCTTTCACTAAAGTAACACTTATTTTTTAATTACCAAAAATAAAAGCAAAAAAAAGGGAGGCCCATTATAGACCCCCCTACGCAGACAGAGAAACAGGGATTCTCTAGATATCGTCAATGCTTGAAGTGGATACTACCACACCAACATTCACCAATGTGTCATCTAAGAACTCAGCAGGACGGGTTTCCATGCCTGTAAGAGTCAAGGAGTATCCACTAGCGTCACCCATAGCGGCTCCACGTGTAATGTTACCTCCTGTAACGTCCATACCGAACTCAGCACCTGCAAGGAAGATGTTCCCGTTGTTATCCTCAACAAATACTTTTGGACGTCCTGCCACTAGCAACTTGATCTCCTTGTGTGATTTAGGAGATAATTTCTTAAGAGACAAAGTCAATACCTGCTCGTAGAAGGTTGTGCCGTTTTCACGAGACGTAGTAATCGTTTCGTTGAAGTCGTTAGTACCACGTAATTCATATTTGAATACGTCAGGGGAAGTTGCAATTGCAGATATCTCTCCTGTTAATTCAAATGTGATGTCGCTGAATGCAAACTCCTCGAAGTTCGCTAAGTAGATCGCCTTTAAGCCACCTACTGAATCTTTACAAGGCTCTAAACGCCCCAATGTCAAATCACATGCCATAGTTATAAGTATTAAAAAAGGGCAGACAAGCAATCGCTCACCTGCCCTCTATAGGTTATTCAATTACTGATTAAGCAGTGTAGTAAACGATGTCGCTTCCGATACCATACTGAACACCTGCGGTAAAACGCATTACCACTCTCACATTTTGTGAGCCGTCCAAATCGCTCATGTCAAGAAGCTTCACTTCGTTGTGGTCACTTAGCAAGCCCGTACCGAACATCAAGTTGTCTTTGTACGTAGCCATCGCTTTATTGTCTCCAAGTCCGTTAGCTACAAATAGCTTAACACCATCGAAGTTCAAGTTGCCTCCGTTGTACCATTGAGTACCTTGAGATGCAGTACCTGCAGCACCTAAGCCTGAAGCACCAAAACCTCCCAAAGCGCGAACGTAAGCACGTGCGATGTTTTGAGATACGTAAACGTACATATCCTCGCGTCCGTATAGAGTAGAAGGTACAGCATCTACGATCTTACCTAACTCAGTGATTACGTTAGCAGCAGTCACAGCCGTACCTGTTACGTCAATTACATCTGTATCAGCAGCAGCCAAAGTAGTGAAGCCATTAAACTCACCTGCGTTAGCAGTTACACCACCCCAAATGTTGTTCTCGTTTTTCTGTGCAACCTTAGCCGCTACGTGAGCCAAAAGGAAGTCACTAAACTTAGGAGGCAAGTTATCAAATGTAGAGTAACCCATTTGCACAGCTTCCCA